ACCTTACCCTAACATTACCCTAAACGTGAGCGGCAGGCCCTAAACATCCTTATAGTCAGTGCTGGCATAGGCCTACCCATTGGTATACCTGACTCGCGTCACGTATTGCAACGCAGGCGGACCCAGATCCTCGTCGGATCCCACGGCACACACGTGGATCGAACTGTCAGCGATATCATCTACGTCACCCCCCGCCGTGGCGTAGTTGACTACGAGTGGTTCTTTGAACTGGTACTCACCATCAAAGTGTTGTATGTTGGGAACATGTGCCCACAACCCATTGGATTGCAGAAAGGTATTTCTCCCATGCCTAAGCCTTATTCTGAACTGTGCTAGCACCTCAAAACGTTGCATGAACCCCAACCTTCTGAACGACAGAATATCATCGTCTTGTTCCGTCATAACAAACTCACAATCCACTTGATCTTCATTCGTCTGTCTGTCTAGGTAGATAATAACACGGCAAACCTGATCCTTGGCCTGCGACGCGAAGTCCATTCCACCTAGACTAAATATTCTTCCATGAATGTGCACACTGTGCACGTAGGTAACCCTACCAGTACGCTCACTGTCACCATCGCCCTGTGGGACGCTGTTAATGCACCCCTGCGCCACCTCCTCATTCCTCCAATGAGTAGAGAGTAAGAACTTTTCAAACTCTGTGTCACGGAACTTTAATTCCTTTTCTCCTTCCCCTTTTCGGACAAGGACATTATGCACAGCCATATGCAAATCCAAAAACAAACAATTGCTTCGAATACAATATTCGGGATCTGGTCATGGGGCAGTGCATTTCGATGTTACATTTTAAAATTTTTACACAATACCTTTAATATTGCAATTTCAAATCACCGGAGGTGACTACTCTCGTTTGTTTCAAACTACGGTCTATTCCCGTTGGTCATGCACACTGTGCATCTTCCGGCTGTGCAGTTCTAGCACCTATTTGATTACACTCTCCACTTCGTTCCACGTATAACCAAAGAGTCGCCGGAACTTAGCCTGTAAACCGGAGCCGGCTCACATACGCAAGCTGCGTAAAGTTGGCACCTTCGGTAGACACCGCCATCACATGGATGGAATTGTCATTGATAGAGCCCACTGAGTCCGTCGTCCCAGATGTGTTCACACGAATGGGAGTAGCAAACTTGTGGTAAAACGCAAAGTTCTTGATGTACTCCCCATGCGCAAAGCGCGTTGCAACGCCATCGTGGATGGCCGTTTGGCCGTCGGCCACATTCAACCGAATACGCTTGTCCATCAACACGCGGAACCTCTGAGTGTTCTCCAACTTGCGAAAGGTCAAGCTGTTCAGATCTGTTGACAGAACCCCAGGCTCCATCAGATCAGTTGCAGCCATCTGTGCCGTGTTGGTCTGCTTGTCCAATGCAATGATGATTCGCACAATCACATCAGACGCGGCCACTCCAAGAGCAGAGAGCGCAGGCTGCCGCAACTGCCCTTGGAAATTCAAGCCGTGAATGTTGTACACACGACCATCACGTTGATTTTCTCCATCACCCTGCGACACACCACTTATGGTGTTCAGCGCCACAGGGTCCTCCATGCCCCATGTATTTGCCAAATTCATGAGAGCAACTTCGTTGTCCTTGAACTTCAACTCCATCCCTTCATACCCCCCTGTCCGCACATTGCGGAACCGGGGGGTCCCCGATTGGCGACTGAAGGAACCGATACTAGCCCCAAACTGACGGGCTACAGACGGGCTACGGCCTAGCCCACGACTACGCTTCCGCTGCACTGGTCCACGAGATGCGGATCTTTTGCGAGACATTCCCGGATATCCGATACCTCGAGGAATATTGAGATTTGGTATACCAAATTTCAACCATTCGGGAGTGCATTTGACCTCCACCTTTTTTTATTTCCTATTAAACCCTTTAATACCCATTTTTTATTATCGCTGTTTTTATTACGAATAATAATTAGCCAATTAGCGCAAACCACTAAAAGGCTATAAATATGTAATTCCAAACTCTTTTTTGAAACACGAGGACAGCACACTTTCTCGTTAGAATGAATGGCTACAACAATAATCCTTCCAACTACAAATGTAGTCAGAAAGAAGAAGAAGATTACAAATCGTCCCGCCAAATCCTGGTTCCTAACGTGGAACAACTACAGCGCCCTGGACAGGGATGCTATATGGACCTGGATGCAAGAGAATGGCAAGACGGGCGTCTTAGGCCAGGAAGGGAAAGACAACACGAGGCATCTCCAGGGGATTGTAGTCCTCAAGAAGACGTGGCGTTTCTCCGGACTCAAGAAAGCTTGGTCGAAAGTCCACTGGGAGATCACGAGGAAGACTTCTGCGGCTTTAGAGTACTGCCGCAAGGAGAAGAACTTTGTGGAGTTTGGTACGACAAATGCTCACCGCACGGACCTTTCGTCCGCCCGCAAAGCCATTCGTGGTCATCTCCTGTGGACGGACGTCTGCAACGACGAGGAACTGGATCACATAATGGCCAAGTACCCAAGGTGGGTAGCTATGGTTTGGAACAACCGGGGGAAGAATCCGATGACTGGTTTTCTACCGAGGAAGTGGCAAGCTCAAGTGATAGCTCAAGTGACCAGTCCTCCGGACGACCGCACGATACTCTGGATCTATGATCCTGCAGGGGGCGCCGGCAAGAGCACGCTGCTTCGATTCCTACAGCGCAATCATAATGCCGTCATCCTGGGAGGTAGGACGGGCGATATTCTGTATGGCTACAGAGGACAAAAGATTGTGATGTTTGACTACACGCGTGCCGCCGATCCCGAGAAGTTTCACTACGGGTGCATGGAAGCGCTCAAAAATGGGTCATTCTTCGTGTCCAAGTACGACTCGCACGACGTCTGCCGCCCCTACAACATATGGGTTGTGGTGTTTAGCAACCATATGCCGCTGAAGAACAAGTTCACAGCGGACAGGCTGGAAATCATCACCCTGTCTAAGATCATTGCCCCCATCTTCCACCTTGCCGGTTCCAAACGCAAGACCCCTGAGGTGGAAACAGCCGACACCCTTTACTCGGCTGACATTAACGCCTCCCCTCTCCCGGGCAACCAAGAGGCCATGCCTGACTACACGGCAGACACCCTGTCCCAGGACGCACAGCCTCTGGCTCAGTACATCCCTGGACCGCACGCAAATTGCGACTGCGTTACTGGGTTCACATGACAGGCCGCGGCCATGACGACCATGGCGGCCTTGGTGGTGCCCGTGGCGGTGTATATACAGTTTCATTCTTACAAAAAAATTACATACGCAAATGTGACACATTTACGATACCCAAAAATAGACGACCTGCGCTCACGTAATTTTCGGAAAAACAGTTACAGTTTTGCAACTTTGTAACTGAGAGGGCGTAATACTAAGCCCTCTCAGCCAGTTACATATTGAAAAAAAATGTGCACTCCAAAGTGGAGATGTGAAGGCGTTCTACCTGCCCGTCGCCTCAACAGGTACCCAGCTAACGACCAGCCTTGCTAAGCCATAATCTTCTTGCACAATAGTACAATATCCTATGTTCTTACATACCAAATTGTATTTTTTACTATGCCTGCGGCGCACCTATACAAGGATCTAATATAACCTTACCCTAACATTACCCTAAACGTGAGCGGCAGGCCCTAAACATCCTTATAGTCAGTGCTGGCATAGGCCTACCCATTGGTATACCTGACTCGCGTCACGTATTGCAACGCAGGCGGACCCAGATCCTCGTCGGATCCCAC